AAAAGATGATCCTACCTTTTATATTCCGCACTGGCGGACACAACCAATCGGTGGTGCAAAACAAGGTAGTGAGGATTTTATGGAAGACAAAAACAAAATCAAATTCTATGATGAACAAATGAACAATCTTTGCAGATATTCTTTTGACCTTTATAGAGAACTTATAGATAAAGGCATCGCACCAGAACAAGCAAGGTTCTGTTTGCCACAAGCAATGTTTACTGAATGGTACTGGACGGGTAGCCTTGCGGCGTTCGCAAGGGTTTGTAGTCTTCGGCTTGACGAACACGCTCAATGGGAGGTTCGTCAATATGCCAAGGCAATTGGCTCTCTCGTCGGACCATTGTTTCCGGTTTCTTGGAAGTATTTGTGCGACGGAAAGGAAAATGAATGAGTCTACCAACGCTTTACCAATCTTTTATTCATACTTCAAGGTATGCAAGATGGCTTCCAGAGGAGAGTCGCCGAGAACCTTGGGACGAAACGGTTTCAAGATATTTTGATTTCTTTGTGACGAATCTTCAAGAAAAACATGGATACCGTGTGTCTCCCGAAGAGCGAAAAGAACTTGAAGACGCGGTTATCAACCTTGAAGTGATGCCGTCAATGCGAGCGTTGATGACGGCGGGTGAAGCATTGAAGCGTGATAACGTCGCAGGATACAATTGCTCATACGTCGCTGTGAATCGCCTCAGAGCCTTTGACGAAATTCTGTATGTTCTTATGTGCGGAACTGGCGTGGGCTTCTCAGTGGAACGTAGGGAGGTAGACAACCTTCCTGTGATTGCTGAGGATTTCCATCCGACAGAAACGACGATTGTGGTAGCCGACTCAAAGATTGGTTGGGCAAAAGCCTACAAAGAACTTGTTTCACTTTTGTCAAATGGTCAGGTTCCAAAGTGGGATGTGAGTAAAGTACGTCCAGCAGGCGACCGATTGAAAACTTTTGGTGGTCGCTCGTCCGGTCCTGCTCCGTTGGTAGATTTGTTTGAATTTACAGTAGCCACCTTCCAAAAATCGGCTGGTCGTAGACTCACTTCTATTGAGTGTCACGACATCGTTTGCAAGATCGCAGAGATTGTCGTGGTCGGCGGTGTTCGTCGCTCGGCTTTGATTTCTCTTTCTTCTTTGCAAGATGATAGAATGCGTGATGCCAAGTCCGGTCAATGGTGGGTCACTGATGGACAGCGTGCATTGGCGAACAACTCAGCCGTTTACGATGGTCCTGTTGAAGTCGGTCAGTTTATGGAAGAATGGCTTTCGCTCTACAAGTCAAAAAGTGGTGAGCGTGGTATCTTCAATCGGGAAGCAACAAGAGAGGGTATCAATCGAAACAAAGATAATCGAGGCAAGGAAGACCGACAAAGAGAAACCGAACATAACTTCGGAACGAATCCATGCTCTGAAATTGTTTTGCGTGATTGTGAATTCTGCAATCTCACCGAAATGGTCGTGAGAGCCGATGACACTCGTGAGTCACTTATGCGAAAAGCAAGACTCGCCACGATCCTCGGAACTTGGCAATCCACCCTGACAGATTTTAGATATTTGTCATCTTCGTGGAAGAAAAATTGTGAAGATGAAAGATTGCTCGGCGTTTCGATGACTGGCATCATGGACTGCGAACGCACCAACGGTAAAGATGCAGGACTTGAAAAATTACTTTGTGAATTGCGTCAAGAGGTGGTCGATGTGAATCGTGAATATTCAAAAAATATTGGAATCGAACAATCCGTGGCAACCACTTGCGTGAAGCCCTCTGGAACTGTCTCACAACTCGTTGACGCGGCTTCTGGCATTCATGCGAGACACAATCCACATTACATTAGAACCGTTCGTGCGGACAATAAAGACCCTCTCTGTCAATTCATGAAAGACCAAGGTTTCCCACATGAAGCCTGTGTCATGAAGCCAGAAAATGTCACCGTCTTCTCCTTCCCAGTGAAGGCTCCCGAAAATTCTGTTTTCAGAACCGATATGACGGCAATCGAACAATTAGAACTTTGGTTGAGTTATCAACTATTTTGGACAGAACACAAGCCATCAGTGACAATCACAGTCAAGGAAAATGAATGGTTTGAAGTTGGTGCATGGGTTTGGAAAAATTTAGATAATATTTCAGGAATTTCATTCCTTCCACATTCGGATCACACCTATAAGCAGGCTCCATATCAGGACTGCACGGAGGAAGAATATGAAGAATTATTAGAAAAATTACCAAAAAGTACAAATTGGTCTTTATTGAAAAATTATGAACAGGAAGATAACACGGCAGGATCCCAAACAATGGCATGTTCTGGAGATTCCTGCGAAGTCGTAGATTTGTCTTGACAGTCGGTATACATACGACTACAATTTTGATGTCAAACCATCTGACTTTTAGATGGAGCCTAACATAAGGAGAATTATATGGCTACTAAGACACCTAACGAATGCCCTACATCGTGTAGTGGCGGTTGCATTTTCAGGTTCCTCTCGCGGATTGGGCTTTGTCGCTCAACCCTCGTGACCCTTGCCCTCGTCCCTTTCGCATGGGATGGCGTTGAATGGTTCGTCAATTCGATCCGTTCACTCTTCGATCTCGTTTCTGGAGTCGGAGGCTAATATGGCTTTTGCAAGTGTACTGTGTCTTTCTGCTATTGCCGCAGCAGGAGATATTGAGTTTAGCGGCGTTGGACAAACTGTTGTGACATCTATTGATGGTGTCGAGACTTTGGATACTCGGTTGTTGCTTGGTGCATACGGCGAATCCAAGGGTGCTGTTTATGGTTTCGCTTTTGAAACCAATGCCGATCTCGACGATGCAACACTTTGGGAAGCCTATGTTGGTGCTGATCTCGGTGGTCTTGATGTCACCGTTGGTCGTTTCCAGCGTAACTTTAGTGCTGAACTCTCAATGTCCGATTACACCTACGGTCTTGGTCTTACCAACTCCAGTGTTTTCGGGCGGAACGGCGTTGTCGTTGACGGCGTGTCGTTCGGAGGAAACGTCGGTGACGCTTCCTTCTCTTTGGACATCATTGGAGATGATGTCTTTGATGGAGACTCCGTGACTTACGGTGGTCGTGTTGAACTTGGAGCATTGGGCTTCGGTTTCGTCGGTGAAGATGCGGAAATTTGGACTGTTGACATCTCTGGTGATGACGGTTTCATTTCCTATACCGATGACAATGGCGAATGGGTCGCCGTTGCACAAGGAGTTTTGTTTACCATTGAAGATACCTTCTCTGGTTATGGTCGTGTCGAATACGATCATCTTGACGAAACCACATTCGCCGTTGGCGGCGTGTGTGAATTCCAAGAGGGCGTTGCTGCTCTCGTTGAATATGATGATCGGGACGAAGGAATTCGTGCCGGTTTGAGATTCACCTTCTAAAAAAGGTTTGCTTATGTAGAGAACAGCCCATCGAAAGGTGGGCTGTTTTCGCATACATACTTGTATGGGATTCAATAGAGAACTGATTGACGAAGAATTTGAAGCGTTGCTCAAGCAAGACACCTTTAGCGGTGATTTTGATTTTGGGTTTGCGGACGAAGTTGAGGTATCTGAAGTTTCTGGTGCAGCAAATGATGCGAAAGAACAGTTGGACAAACTTGAAAAGTTGATCCTACCAATTCTTTATAATCTAAAAAAGAATCCAGAGAAAGATTATATTGTGTGGGATGGTGCGAAAAGATCTGCTGCATGTGAAGCACAAATTCAAAGGATTCTCGAAATCACAAGGTTATGAAGGTAAGAAAGTTTTTAGTTGATATGTGGAATGGAAGAACGCAACAAGAATTAGAAAGTTATATCTCAGATGTATGGAACGGTCGCACCGGAGTAGGGGATGCGGTCAAGATAATGATCGACACCGCATCGAAAGGTAAGATCAAACAATGTGGAGGCTGCATAAAACGACAGCAATATTTGAATGAACTCTTCTCAAAATCAAAAAAGAATATCAATAGCCGGGATTGATTACTCGCTCAACGGACCTTGTGTTTGTGTATTTTGTGGGGACGATAAGTTCTCATACAAACAATGTTCTTTTTATTATTTGACAAATACAAAAAACGTAACTGGAGTTTTCAAGTATCGATTCCACGGTGAACTTTTCAACGAATTCAATCATGAGTGTCAACGATATGATTCGATCTCTGATTGGGCAGTTGATAAAGTTTTAGGTTGTAACTATGTTGGTCTAGAAGGATACGCATACGGAGCCTCGGGTCGTGCCATATTTCAGATTGCAGAGAACTGTGGACTGCTCAAATATAAACTATGGGAAGCCGGTATCACAGTCGATGTGATCGCACCTACAAAAATAAAAAAAGAAGCAACGGGAAAAGGCAACTCTGACAAGCGTAAAATGGTTGATGCTTTCCACCTAGACACGGGTGTAGATTTACAGAAACTTATAACGCCAAAACGGGCAACCATAGGGTCACCCGTTTCAGACATTGCTGATGCTTATTTTATTTGCAAGTCTGCTTACGAGGCTTACGCAAAAATTCAAACCAGATAAGATAACCCGAGACTACGAGGGCAATAGCCCATCCAAATATAGCCACGGGTCCGAAACTTTTTTTGAGGCATTTTCCTCCATACGCTGGTAGGTGTCAACTCCAAGAGCATCACC